CAATGACTATCTGTGATACTTAGCGGAGCGTTCCAAAGGTATTTATTAACCCCTAGCGTTCCGATAACGTATAAGATAAACTTACAACTGTCTGTTATATTTGGCATTATATCAAGTCTTTTAATAGTGATTTTACTTCGCTAGAACTTGGTGCGCTGCCTGTTAAAACATCACGCCCGCTAGCCTCTACATAAATTGCGTATTCCATACCCGCGAATACTACTAAAACAAATCCATCTTTTACGTTTATCTGTGATTCAAAGCTTTTAGCTGCCGAAACACCTCTACCCTTTTCGTCACCACTTGCAGATCGTTCAATATTCTCAAATATGTTTTTACCATCTTTAAATATCGTATATCCAATGGAACTTCTAAGGTTGCCTGTTCTATCCATAAACTCGTTTTTTAAACGTGCCTTATTTATAAAACCCTCACCGATAAAACTCAAAGAACGAATTACTTGTTTCTCGAAAGCGATTATCTCGCCTTGTATTCTGGCATTGACGCCTCCCGTTGTCCATAGCTGATTAAACACCTACCCAAAATTAATAAGCGATAATTTTCTTAGTAGAATAACTTTGTATTACCGTATATTCTATACTGTCTATCATCACTTTGGTTGCTAACTTTATATTCGTTATATCCGCACTCAATGGTACAAATACATCGAACTTATGTGTTATCTGTGTGCCGTCGGCTGCCACCTTGACATTGTTACTCGCTGGTTGTACCTCCGCAATAGTCGAATACTCTACCTCTGTTATACTAGGTACGTAATCAATTACAACGGTTGTAATAACCTTAAAAATAACCGTATCTGGAAACTGCTTTACCATATTTCGGTTTTAATAATAGGGTTTGTATCAAAAGGAAAAGCTACACCATTCTCACCAAAGATTCGCTCGGCGTCATTAATCAATGCGCGCCTTGTAGCCTCTGAATAAGTAATCGAAGTTTTCCCCTGTTTGAAGTCTGCCGACTTGACAAGCTCCAACATTCCCCATGCCGAACTCATAGCGTTTTCATCGCTCAAAGTAGGGTCAATAGAGTTATTAGTGAGAACAAGAGTACCTCTACTCTCGCTCTCATAATATTCTGTAAATGCTGCAAGATTAGTTACTGCCATGTTTAGCTTGTTGCGTCTGTTACCATTATAGCGATTGAATTAGCCTTGTCAATAACAGGGATTGCGATAAATTCACTTTGAGTAAATTCGTTGCCGTCACCATCTTGATACTTGCTAATTAAAACGTTTTGACTCTTAGCATAAGAACGTCCAGCAATTGGGCTGCGCTCCTCGTTGCTATAAGTTCTAAATAGCTCACCGTAGTTATTATCTACTGAGAAACTTACACGTCCATCAGCGAAAGGAGTAACAACCGAAGTAGTACCGTCTTTTGCTTGAATGTTAATAGGAGTGTCTATAATCTCAACGGTTGGTAAACCAATAGAGCTAAAGAATATGTTTACGTTATTAACGCCTATGATGTTGTTCTTAACTGCTGTAATCTTCTTAGCACCTACCTCCATATCAAAGCCAAAAGCGGCTAAGAAAGAAGTTGACGCTACCATTTGATTAAATGTAGTTGAACTCATCTTCATTAAGTTGAATTTAATACCCTTAGCAATCCATACGTCTACTACTGCCTTAATATCTACCAAAGGAACTGCTGAACCACTTGTTGCCCATAAAACAGAGGCAAAAGTAGAAGTAATTCCCCAATCAAGAGCGTCATTCCAGATAGCACCTTTAGGGTTGTTAGAAGCTGTTAAGCTCATAGAACCCGTAGAGATAGCCTCTAAGAATAATCTGTCAATTGTTTTGTGAGGCCCGATTGTGGCATCACGCAAGTCTGGACATAAGAATCCGATAAGGTCTGCTGGAGTAATTCCCAATGTGCCTACTCTATCTTGTAGCTCAAAGAATTGTCGTACTTCGCGCTTATTCATCTGCCATTTGTTACCTAAAGTAGCTAATTCACCACTTAGTTTAGATACCGTTGGTCTGGTATAAACTGGTTTGCCAGAGCTAAAGTCAATAACCGAAGCCGCTGGGCTGTTAGATAATACACCTAAAACTGCTCGCCAGTCTAAGTCTAACGTGAACTTGTCAGTTAGATAGTTAGGCCATACAGGGTTTTGGAATGTATCTGCTATGTTGTCTATTAAAAGTTGGAACTTTTTGCTATCGTCAAGAAGTCCGATTCGTGTTGTTTGAACTGTCATGATTATACAAATTTAAAGTTAGCTCCTAGCTCTACTTTCATAGCAGCGTTAATAGGATATGATAAATTACTTTCGTCAACATCTACTGCTCTTGTAACAAGAGTTAAAGTAGGTGTGCCTTCATTTTTAGTATCGTCGCTTAATAAACCGTCTGAGGTAAATTCTGCTGCGATTACGTTTTGGTCTACTCCTGCGTCGAAAACATTAGTTGCAGTTGTTAGGGTTGCGCCTGTTTGCTTATCATCCCAGTCAGTGCCTGAGAAAGTAAGTTCTGTAAGGTCGTAACCTTCAATAGTACCTAAAGCGTCAACAAGTGCCTGAATAGGAGCTATGTTGTTTTTACCTACTGTTGTATCTGCTAATGAAAGCGTTAATACGCCAGCCGCAAAAGCTGCTACTAAAGTATCGTCACCCGCTTGCTCAATGGTAAGGCTTACACCGTTCCAGTTAGAGCCATAAGTGCTAATGTCTGCTGTTGCTACTAAGAAGTCACCAGAAGTATCTTGTACCGTTGCAAAAGAAGATGCGCCACCCGCTGTTAATTGTGTTGCTGCGGCTTCAAATAATACGATACCCGGAGTTGCTGCGTTCAATGTACCAGAAGTAAAAGCTAGAGTGTCGTTTACAGAGCCAGCGGTAATAGAAGCAATTTCTAATGCTACTACGCCGTCACTAATAACGTCACTTACCTTAAATGCGTGGTTGATCGCGATTGTAGGTGCTGCTGTTGAGCCTCCTACGATAGCCGCTGTCTTTACGACATTTGCTACCCTTGAATCATAGTCTACTGAAATAGGTGCGCCTTTGAGCAAGTATGTAAGTCCACTAGGGAGTACATCTGCTAAAGAAAAACCACCATTTTCACGTTGAGATTTTGATTCGTCCCACAGAATCTTTTGTACGGAATCTGCGCTACCAATTGTTAAATGCATGTTTTAATTTTTAGTTTTAAATTTTTTGTCTTGTTTTAATTTTTTAGCGGTGAAATCCTTTGCAGCCGATACTATGGCGTCATCTAGTTTTACATCGCTTGCACCCGGAATATGTTTAATACCTTTCTTAGTCAAAAAAGCTGTATACTCTTCTGATTTAGTTTTGATATTAGCCTCTGAAAAGTCACCACCCAATTTTAAAAGTACCATGTCAATATCTTCTTGCTCTGTTATTTTTTGAGCTTTGATAAGTTTGGTTGCTTTGGCTAAGTTTTCCTTAGCTTCATCTTTAGCTTTATTTTCGTCTAAAGTTGTTTGTTGTTTGGCGAGTTTTTCTTGTAGGTCAATAGCCCATTGAGGTTGTACCTCTTCGGTTTTTTTCTCTACTTTTTTCTCAGGTGTTTTTTTTTGCCTAATTGAATCAAAGTATCCTTGAAGTCCTTTTGCGCCCTTAAATTGTGGGTCTTTTGCAATTTCTTCAATTTCTTCTTTGGTGTAATCTTCAATTTTTTTGTTTGGCGTTGGAAGTACCGACTTGTAATCGCTGACCCATTCGCTTAATTCGGCGTCTGTTTCAAATGATAAACCTTTACTCAATGTTTCACTAATACCTTCGTCTTTGAATTTAGTAGTGATAACGTCTTTTTCTATTGGCATTATTTATATTTTAGTTATTGACCCGCTTAGTGCGTTTCATTTGATTACAAAAATACGAATAATAAAATTAACGTTTATTTAGTCTAAATAAGGATAGTATATCGTACATCGCGATACGCGATATTGGGCAGGTTTGGGCAGGTTTGGGCAGGTTATAACTATTGGTTATTGTATTCACTAATAGGCATAAAAAAAGCACCCGATTAAGAGTGCTGATTATTGGAAGCCCGAAATATTTTAGTTATTGCGACATAAATCACGACATTGTGTCGCTTTAATAAATCTCTTCAAGTTCTATAATTGAATCCTGAGTTGGTGTAAATCTTCTATTTAGTTTTTCTACTAATTTATTATATGCACATTGAGTTACATCGTGCTTTTTAGGTAATCGTTCCCATTGTTTATGTTCGATACATTGTAATAAATTATGCAAGCAAGATAACATATCTAGAATAGCCATATCGTCTTGTAATAATTCGCGTCTTACTGATTCTCTTAATTCATTTAATTCCATTTGTTTATTTTTTAATATGGTTGTGGTGGATTATTTATAAATGTTAATACGTTGTCATACTTTGCGACTATATCACGATGTTCTTTAGCACT